CGCAAAGACCATCTGCCACCCCACGCACAGAGCCGAGATTTTTTGCTGTTAAAGCGTCAACATCGTTTGCAGTTGATGGGCTGCTAATTCCTGCAGCATCTGAGTCAGTTGCAAGCTTAACAACACCTCTTTGCGTTTCTGTCGCTTCAGGTAATACGCCATCTGCAAATGTGACGGAACCTTCAACCGTTCCATTAATTAGCACCTCGTTAGTTAACTCTGTACGCTGAGAAGACTGTAAAAGCTGCGTAACGTTTAAAGTTTCAAAATCAGTAGGAGTTGCCGGGAAATCAGGGTCTCCGGCTAAAGCGCCCAAACCAGCAATTTCACTATTTACAGTTTGGTTGGTGCCAAGGTCCGTAATTACGTTGCCTTGGACTAAAAGGCCATCTTCGTTGAATCCAGTGTTATAGCAGCGACCGCCTAATAAATTCACCGCAAAATAATCAATTTTATTTTGCTGAGACAATGGTGTTGCTTGATATTTTGGCAACGCTTTTGTGTAGTTTCCATATCCAACAAATTCATAGGCGTGCGCAAAAGCTCTAATAAGGCTTGGTCGGTTAAACTCTAGTGGCCAGTTTGTCCTAGAGTCGATTTTCCCAGAAGGGACAGGGCTGAGGGGATCAGCAGGGTTCCAATCTCTCGATGCTTCTGTATCTTGTTGTTCAAGAATAGTCCCGGAAAGTGTTCCGTTTTCTTGTATTCCAACATTTTGAGCTGTGTACCCAATGGCTCTCATAAAAGAACTTACGCCTTGGAAATCAGTGCTGCTCCTTACTTGATCAAGAATCAAGGTGTTTGTTGATTGATTTATTCCAAGGTCAGTGCTTGTAGGACTGTTTGACAAGTCGCTATCTAAAACTAACAACGGTCCCGAGGATGTTCTTAAAAGTTCAACACCTCTTTCATCAGGAAGCATTGGTAAGCTTGCCTCAAAGTTTTCAGTGGAAAACGTGCTAAATCTTTTGTTTCTTTTGCTTCGGAACACTCTATTATTTCTTGAAACAGGAGTTCCTACTCTGTAAAAAGTAGAAGAATTGAAAGAAGATGCGCTATCTCCAGGGCGGATAACGATTTTATAAACATCGCTGCCAAAAGAGGCGTGTGAGTCTTTTGAAGTCGAAACAATAAAGACCTCGTTTGAATTGTTTGCAGGGTCTAGTTGTTGGTTGAGGGTACTACGGTTTCCTAAGCGTAAAATGTAATTTCCTACAGGTCTGCGAGTTGTTGAGCTACCAGAAACAATCAACGAATATTCACGTTCTTCGGGCTTCCTAGTGTCAGAAAGCCTTCTGATGTAAACACGGTTACCTTCTAAAGTTTGGTTTGAAATGGTTGAGATATTGTTTACGCTAGGGTCGTCAATACCTCCATCAACAACGATTATCTGAGTAGGGGTTGCCGAATTAAAAGGCACAGAGGCCAGCTTTGCACGTACATCAATTGCTTGGTTTAATGAAGCCCCTGGCCCCTCAGTGCGGCTATTATTTTCAATCCAAATATAGTCTCCTTCTTTTAAGCTATACCCGTTGTTAGCGAAAGTTGTCTCTGGGTCAAAAGCAACTTGTAGATTGATAGTTCCTGTTGCACTGTCGTATCCCAAGCTGGATACGTTACCAATTCCGATTCTGCGAATGTTGCTTCCATCTGTTTTTACTTTTAGAGGTCTACGGACACGAAGTGCTTGGAATCCTTTGTCTTGAGCGAACGCACCACCTGTTGTTCCAATACCTCTAAAACCACTGCTAAGTAAAGCTGTGTTGCCAAAATTGCTATTACTATTGGTAATAGTGCATTCTCCGCCTGAAGAAGTCCAGTGATGCACGCTTGAGCCGATAACAAAACAGCTGACCTCTTGCGTTAAAGCGTTATTTGTAACCTTAAAGCCAAAACTTCTATAATCAGTTTCATAGTTTCCAGTAGAAGCAGAAAAGCTTCCAGAGATTCGCGATCTTACATCATTACTATCTGCGTTTATGTACTCACTGTATCCACTACAAGTCTGCCAAGACCCTCCTGTATAAATCTGCCAAGCGTTCATGTCACGCTGAAGCGAAACAATTGTGAACTGGGCTACGACCATTGAGCGCAGTCCTGAGACACCATCGCTTCCGTCGAGATACATGCCGCACATGCCGTAATTGGAGCGCAAGCTGCAATTAAAGACGTACCCAGAACTGCCATTGACAGAATCTGTCGCAGCTGAAACCTGATTGTCAGGGTACTGGGTGGTAATTTGTGTTTCGCCTGGATTTATAACTTCAACGTCAGAAGAAGGAATTCCAAATGCTGTTGCAACTTTTTGATAATATGCGACTAAATCTGACTGAGAGCAAAAAGAAAACGCTTGAAGTAAGTGATGAGACGAAGTATAATTGAGAGAATCTTTAAATGTAAAATTAAAAAAGAACGAACCTCCAGTGGTCTTGAATAAACTGCCTCTGTCGGTTACTGGATTGCCGCCTGCACTTGGCACAGACCTGGGACGTATAACGCTTTTGCGAAGGTCAGCACCAATAATTGAAACTCCTCTTGGGAGAATAATCCCCATGTCGTCAGAGTTAAAAGCTCTTAGGTCTTCTTCAGTAGGCTCATAAGTATTAGGCCACTGGCTCACAGCTAGACCTGTGCTCGGAGTGTTATCAATAACGTATTCGCTGGCCGCGACTCTGATTACAACACGGTCATACAAATCATTTCCAACTCCGCTTTGAACAGACAGGCGAGCTGCTTCAATTAGCGCCCTATTGAGGGTCTTGAAGGGCGCTGACTCCGAGTAGCCGCAAGTAAGCTGTTGATTGCTTAGAGGAGGAGTTACCGTATTGTCTGCGATACCCGCAACAAATTTGTCAGAACCAATTTCTTGGTTAACGTAAAGCGTTGTCGTAGACGTTGAGTCCACTTCTCCGCCAGCAAGACGCAACACCGCGCTGGTGACCTCACCGACCTGAGTACGGAACGTGTTTTGACTAATGTCAATATTGTCAATAGCTCCAGGCTGACCCGGTGTAACGATTGCCATTTAACCGAATGCTCTTTGTCCCACTTTAGTCATTATACTCCTACTTTTAATGCAATCTCGCCAGATGTCGCGAAGTTAGCAGAACCGACGATGACATCCGTAGCCCTGACGTTCACCGCAATGTTCGTTATCAAAATATTTGTAGCGTAATAAAGCCCACCTCTAGCCAAAACACTGCACGCATCGCTAACTTTTCGCTGCATTAACCAAAATTCCGCTTCAGCCTTCGCGCCACGCTCCGTTAACTGCAGAAGCTGAAGCAAGTAGCTTGCGTCAACAGCCCTGTCGCCGCTAGCGGGCGAATGCCCTACCTCTCCAACTTGGAAATCAAACTTTCCACCACCTGTAATAATACTTTTTACATTTTCGCCAAATTTCTCGCCAACCTGAGTAGTATCAACAGCTGCCCCGTCTAATTCAAGAGACCATTCAGCTAACTCACATTGCAACACCCAAGGAAAACCGTTTACCGCACTCCTTGGAGTAAGGTCCGCGTCATCATACTCAGCAGTGCCTGCAGCAGGGCTTTGATATGAAGGGGCAAAGTCGCAAATACTTTCAAGCGTTACTTCATCTCTAACGTCGCTGAATCTGTAATCTCCGACGCCTGAGACGCATTCGGTTAGAGCATTGTTGTATTCCTCAGTACCTGCCGCAGCAATTAACAAAAAGTTGAAATCGTACTGAGCCAAGTCCACTTTATTGATAGACCCACCGTTAACAGCAGAGCAATAATCTGTATAGAAGCTAAGCCTGTTCAGGGAATCCCTATAAATAAAATATTCCGCACTTTTGACTCCAATTCCACAGTAAAAATTACTCGAATCTTCTCCTACGCCTCTTTTGTAGAAGAAATCATCATTGCCTGATATGTGAGAACGATTAGGGCCTGTTTCAAGAAATCCTCCTGCATACATTGCAGAGCCGTTTGAGCACTGGCCTGACAAAGGAAGCCCTTCTTGCGAAAAAAGATAGACCTCATCCCCTGACCAGAAATCTTGATTATTTAAAACAAGAGCGTTAATATCGGCCCTGAGGACTGAAGAGCTTACAACAATAGGCAGCGGCGCTTCTCTTCTCAGTCGAACAATTCCATCAATTCCAAGTACCGCCATAGCATTAGAATCCTCCAGTCAAAGGTCCAGAAATCTGGAAACCAACGCTGCAAGAGGTGACCGCACCAACGGAAACGCTGGCAGAAATACTTGTCAAAACTGCAGAACCGCTTAACTGGCTGCCGCCAGCAGAATCCAAAACAAGCTCAATGTTACTCAAAGGTTCTGAAGAATTATTCAAAACATCGTTGAAAAGCGCTGTTGCGCTTGCCTCACCTGGGTCATACATAATGTCTGCTGTTCCCGTTACACCCCTCAAACCCGAAACGTAGGAACGGTCAAAGGCCCCAATGCTCGTAGTCTCCAACGAGTCTTTTGCAATATTTGCTGACCAAGAGCGCACGCGAGCGACTACAGTCCCCCTCCATCGCAATTGCCCATTACTGCCAGTGCGAACAGCCATGCCTATAAGCCTTTTGATCTATTCTACTCACTGAAGTCAACCATCCAATGTGCCGATTAATTTGACAGTAACTGTTGATCGATCATTGAAAACTGATTGGACTTGAGGAGTTTCTTGCCAACGCCAAGTCACATGGCTTGGGATTTGACTCTGTAAGGCAGCATTCATTCCATCGAAGATTGAAGACGGAAGGGTTAAAGCAGTGCCTGAACCGTATGCAGAGTTAAAACAAACCAAAATCGTTGTCAGCTCTGCATCGTTAGTTGAGAATTCCAAGTCCAAGACAGCATCAAAGGCTTTACTGCCATAAAGCCTGGTCGTTCCAGCCCCGCTTATACTTTTAAAACGCTTGGTTGGGTAATCGCCAACCGTGTAAGTACGCCGAGTCGGTGTAAGTGATGGAAAGAAGACTGCCATTAGTTGATCAGACCCTCCAAGATCCAGTTGCTGTCATTGTCAAAGCCATCGACGATTAGGCTTTCGTCGTTGCTGTTGGTTGGAAAGTGAATAGCTTCAACCTCAATGTTACCGTCTTCATCGAACGAAAGAGATTGAGTTTTGTATGTCTGCACATTCGTGCTTCCACTGTTTATGCAAAACACTGAATTAGAAAAATTCGTTGCACCGCCTTGAACCGACATGGTTGTTTCGGTAATGCTTGTTGACGCACCATCCCAAAGTAATACAGAGTAATTACCGTCAGCCAAAGGTGGCCAAGAAGTAATCGTGCCGTCAGCGGCAATTGCTCCATTCTGCGGTTGATTGAAGGTTGTAGTTTCAAGCCCTAGCTTGAAGACTCCTCCAATATCAAGACTTGCTTGGCTAGGGGTAGTCTTAAATTTGATCGAATGGGTCACAAGCCTGCGAAACTTACATTCCCATTTGCCTCTATCAACTGCGTGCCTTTCGCTTGTGGCAAAATCGCTAATATCAATTGACTCTATAGGAGCAAAATTTTCAACGCCAGCTTCTCTGACTATGACTTCTCTTACGACAGGGAATAAGCCCTTGGACGAGTCTCCAAGATCGGTTCGCTCTTGGCGCCACTTGACGGAAACCCTTGGAGGGATGCGATCCGCAGCGTCAAAATAATTTAACTCAAACGAACCTTCGATAATATTGCCTGAGGTGAAAAGTTGCGTTATTTTTTCTGACCCTTCAAAGTTGGCTACAGGCTGCAAAGCAAATTTGCCATTTCTTATAACAAGGTCTAGAAGAAAATCAGCAGCTCTTTGAGCGCCCCAAGTCCTGAGATTCTGCTTTTCGGTAATAGCGCCATCAAAAAAATACTTTCTTGAATAGTTCCAATCTGCCGCCGAATCAAAACTTGCTTTGTCAATCTGAGCAGAACTCATTATTTTACCAACCCCGTATCTATCGTTCGTAAAGAGATCGTATAGCACGTTGGGGAACATGCTTGTGGAGGTAACGCCTTTGTTAACGTAAACGCTAAATTGCTGAAGGTTTTTTACCTCCTCGCTGCTTTTGATGTTTAGACCTACAATTGCTGAAGCAAAATACTTTGGGACTATAGGGCTAGTTGAAACGTTGTTTACGTAAACAATTTCATGCTCAGGCTGAGTGGCACTACTTGTAACCTCGTTGTAAATAAAAGCCTCAGCAATTTTCGCGTAAGAATCAACATAATAAGGGCTGTCTTCTCTGTTACCCGTTAGTTGGTTGCCGTCTTTTGGATAAAAAACTGATACTCCAAAGCTGTCGACACTTCGCGGAATGATTTCTCCAGAGAATTCGATCCGAACTCCACCTTCGTTGATAATTTGAGTATTTTGAACCGCGTAATCCAAAACGGCTAGATCCCCACTAGCCGCGCCAGTCCTTATTTCCCAAGAGGTCAAGGGCTCGATCCTTATTTCGTAACGATTTTCAAAAGTAAAATCTAATTTTATGTAATTGTAGACATCAACACCTGTGGCACCTCTGGTTCCAAAAATAGTTCCTATTTCTGTGAAGAATGCGTTGCTTGAGGCTACTCGGTAGGAGATACGGAAAAAACTATATCTCAGCTCCGGGCCGGTGTAGGTGCCGCTATTAAAATTAACAGGATTAGCGCCATCGGCATTGTCGCCAAGGAAGTTGTCACAAGCCTCTGCGTCTATTTGAGAATAAGGCTTACTGTCTCTGAAATTGCAGATACCTGAAACGCTTAACTGCAAGCGACTTCTAAGGCCAATTTCTATCATCCTGGAACCGCGCTCGGTCACGATATTGGCTATAGCACAGCGCATTATATGAGCCGTGCTACTTGCTATTCGAGAGGAGGAATTATCTGCATCGTTCAGAGAGACAAAATCAACTGCGCCTGAGCGAACCACCGTAAATGTTGCGGTCATATCCCGACCTCCACCAGTTGGAGTTTGATCGGCATCGGATAAGAATGGCTGCGCATCCCGATTAGAACAAATAGCTAATGCGCTGCCTATCTTGTAGAGTTGACCAATAGTTATCAATTCGTCGTATTGTTTTTGGCGACCTGCTACCGCCCCGGCAACGTCTCCAACAGTCGCTTGACCTAAGTTTCCACCCCGCGTGAAACCGTTTGGATAATCGCTTAGGGCACATGTACTTAAAAGTCTATAGCTCAGCTGATCTTTTTCAGCTACTTGAACGCTGTTGCCAGATATTTCTGATCCATTTCTTGCGTAAAGACAAGACTTGCCGGGAAAAATTGTGTCTTGCTTAGCACGATTTGCAAGTTCTTGCCAATCAGACTTGCAATTAACTTCATTGTCTGTTCTTACAACAAACTGCCTGCCCGGTCTGAATACAGGGTTTACTCTGTAGCCCAAATTATTGCCAATGAATCCATACACTCCTATTGAGGTTTGAGTAGAAGGCTTTGATGCAAAACAAAAAGAAGGCTCGTAACCCCCGTTTACGTTTTTCACTTGGAATACGTCATCTGCGCCTTCATTTTCCGAATTTGCTATATCAGAAAAAGGAGAAGCGCCAGCAATATAGTCACCTGAAGTAATCCGCCCGCCAATGTTGTTGTAATAGATAGACAGCCTTCCTGTTGTCGAAAGACTTAAATCGTAACCGTTTAAAAGATTGTTACCAATAGCAAACTGCTCGTTGTCAAGAATCATTCCAGAAAGCCTGTCATCAATGCTGCTAGATTCGCCCACTAAAAAAATAGCTTTCAGCAGTTGCCCGCCACCGATACTGTAAATTTGACTCCAAAGTAAGTTTGTATTAATTCTAATTCCACCGTAATATTTACCGTCAATTAACTGGCGATTGGCGTAAACAATAGGTATAGTGCTGCCGATCTCGACAACGTTTTGAATAGTGTCAAAACCACTTTTGGCTGTAAACTGATCCCCCCTGACAATAGTCTGCCCGTCTACATTCCTTGTTCTAACGTCAGGAGCTTTTCTTACTTGGGGCTTGGGTGCTAGTAATGCCGACGCAGCAGAAAGAACAAGCCCAATAACCAGATTGATAACAATAATCTCAAGCCCAGTAAGAGCAACAGGCTCGCCAGGTCTTAGCTTGCTGTGTAAAATCGCCTGTCGGCAGAAAAAGACATACTGCTCTTCAGACATCCCAGTGATGTCAATAATCTCCCGATCCTGCGGGAGAAGCATGATTCGATTTTTGTTAGGGCTTAGCATTATCTCAATGAAATGTTTCCGGTAGAGGGAAGTTCCCCGACGCTTACCTGGGTAAGGACACGCCTTGGAATGTTTGCTTCAATCGCGTCCAAAGGGTTACCCAGTCTTACCTGTAGCCTACTCGTATCATGCTCAAATCCAAGCACTGCATACAGCTCTTCGCTGTAACGGTTTGTCTCAACCAACGTATCTGGGTCAAGCCATACCGTGCGTATCTCCGCAAGCCAACGTTGATCTGATGCTGTCTGAAAAATACTTAAATCCAGTTGATTTACAGCAAAAACAACTGCCGCTGAAATATTGGCAGCCTGTAGGTCCAGGGTACCGCCACTAAAGCCAAAACCTGCAAACACATAGCTTGTGCCTAAATACGTGCGCGACTCGCCTTGGAAAAAGTTTTGGAAAGCATAGCCAGTGTCTGAGCCTTCAAAGTCAACAAGCTTAAGATAAGTACCAATTGCAAGCATCAACCAAGCCCCACTTTTGACCTTGACGCAGGTCGCTGCCTTAGGTCAGAAAACACTTGGCTACGAGCCTTGCGAGAAGCGGACTCAGAAAGCGCAAGACCTTGCTCAACGGTGAGATATTCCACATTGTTGATTACGGTAGTGTCCAGCTTAACTCTGATCGGTTCTGACATTTCAGTTGCTTGACGTTCTGCGGCTTTGCGCTCAATCACACGCTCCATTGACATTGAACTTGACGATACAGCTGCTTGACTTTGAGCAATGGCTTGCTGAGTTGAGTAGTTGTTGCTGATGTAATTGCGGCTCTCGACCATTCCATCTTTACCAAGATCAACAGAGTTTCCAGCGGCACCTAACGGACCACCGCCAGAGATAGCAGCACGACTTGCCGAAAAGACATCGTTTGGAATAATGGTTCCGTTGCCTGAAGGAACCATAAGCTCAGGCCCACGCTCGCCAACGATGTAAGGCGTGTTTGCACTGACTGGGCCGCCGTTGGCCATAAAGCCACCAAAGCTTCCACCGCCAAAGTCGCCAAGTGAGTTACCTGTAATACTTGGTGCGCCGGGGTTAAACCCACCACCACCACTGCTGCCACCGAAAAGGCCCAAAGCAGCATTTAAAATCGCTATCGTCACCATTTTTGCAATGATCTGACCAGCCATATCCAAGAAATAACTGGCAACACTTTTGAAAAAGTCAGACAATGCCTGCTTTGCACTTGTGGCACCAGTGATTGCATTTGTGAACGACTGAGAGAATGCACTGCCAATAGCGTTTGCTGCGCCAGTGATTTGGTTAATTGGATTTACTAGATCTTCTAGCTCTGTTTTCAAGCTACGAATGTTTTGTGTTAATCCCTCGACAACTGTTGGGTCTATGGTTTGGCGGAACTGGTCAAGACCTCTTGATTGCTGCTCAGAGCTTAGGCCAAGCCTTGGATCTGCAAGCTCTTCTTTCTTCCTGGCAAGCAAAATTTTATTGTAATCACTAGACGAAATCAAGCCTAATTCTTTTTGTCTGTCAGTAAACTGCTCCTCAAAAGACTTTCTTTGCTTGTCTAGCTCGGCTGTTATTTCTTTCTCTCTCCCCAGCCTGTCCGCTGAGAGTTCAGCAGTTCTTGCCGATTTTTCCAAGATTGCGCTATTTAGCTTTTGCTGGTCACTAAGTTGTTTACGAATGCCTCCCGAAACATCTAGACCTTTCCCTTGCGCCTCAGTAATCTGAATAGCCCTTTGCCTTATTTGCTCTCTCAAAGAACTGATAACTTGATTTACTTTTAACAATTCGCGTTCTTGTGTCAAAGCAAAAACGAGTTCTTTGTTTTCTTGTTTTTGCGCTTCAGCTATCTTGATCCTTAAGGCAACTTCGGCTTTCTGGACTTTTTCGGCAGCGTCTCTTGCAAAAGCAGCTTCTAGATCTCTAAAATCGGCTCGCGCTGGCCTTTTGGTCTTGCCTGTTTTCTTGCCTTCCCCATCTCCATCAAGGTCGGCGGCAGCAGGGGGAGTGATTTTATTGGGTCCGGCGAGTTTAGAAGGTACGTATTCAGGGAACAGAGACTCCCCTTGTTGCTCCGCTCTACCTAAAAAGCTTGGACCTAAAGTCACTTTATCTAGCTCTGCCTGCATACGCTTGTTGAAGACTTCTTGAAACCTTGGCCCTGAATCTCCAGCGGTCAAAGAAGCTCCTAATCCTTTGAAAAAAGGAAGCTTTTCTTCGAGTAACGAGCTGTATTCCCCTTCCACCTGCTCCCTAGATTCTTTTTTTATGCGCTCAACAGTCTTTTGATCGATTTGCTGAAGCTTTAGCAAAGTGTTAATAGCTCCAACAGCTTTACCCACAACAGCGTCAATGCCGTTTATTAAAAACGTAAAAACTGGGCCAAAAGTTTCAGCTATACCATCAGCTAAATCCTTAAGCAGAGAAGAAATGTCTTTGTAAAGCACAACTACTCCGCCAATTATGGTCTTTATCTGCTTTTCGTTATTGACAGTAAAATCAATTATTTTTTGCAGCAAGTCCTGGAATCCTGCGCCTGTATTCAGGAAGAATCCACCAAACGCTTCTCCCGCTTCATCAAGCGCAATCTGAAGCCTGACTCCTGCCTTTTCAGGACCACTGGCTAAAGCTTCAGCAACCTCTGCATAATCCTCACCCTGCTGCTCGGTGAATCTGACGAATTTTGCAATTGTCACCTCTCCCTTCTTGAATTGTTCTGCTAACTCCTGAAGGCTGATCTTGTTCGCAGCAGCGAATTTTGCCACGGCTCCAGGAATACGTTCACCGATTTGCCCAGAAATTTCTTCAGCACTAGCCTTACCCTTACTCAGAACCTGAGTTGTGGCGAGAAACAATGCCTGCAAATCTTCTTGAGATTTACCTGCGGCAACGCCAGAAACAGTAATTCCCTCGTAAATCGCTTGAGTTTGCTTGACGCTAAGGTTATTTGCTTTTGCAGCAGCAGTCACGCCCGTATAACCTTTGATTACATCAGTAAGCCTGATTGCGTATTTCTTGCTGATTTCTCTAGCGAAATCAAGATTCTGGTTGTACTCAACAATATCCTTGGACACCCCGCCAAGGGCACCTTTAGCCAGGTTCAATTCAGCCACATATTCCGCAACGCCGCCAGCCGCTTCCCTTAGCTGTCCCACTTGTGCTCCAAGCGCACCGCCCAGCACTGCACCTCCAACTCCTCCCACCAAGCCACCACCCAAGGCTCCAATCGCACCTTCAGGCCCACCAAACACACCAGCGCCTGCAACCGTGCCTGCGATCTGAGCGGCACCCTTAAGTCTTCCCCCGCGACCTCTGCCCTCCGCCTTGGCAAGCTTCTTGTCCAATTTGGCAAGCTCAACCCCCGCCTCCTTGAACTCTTTGCTCATAAGGTCTGCAGAGTCCCTTACAGCCAACAGCTCATTTTTTTGCGCACGAAGAGCATTAATTGAGTTCTTGGAATATTTAACGACAGTGCCGCTAGCCTCTTTTAAGGCTCTATCTATCTTTTCAATCTCATCCCTGGCTTCTTTGAACTCCTTACTGTTCAAGTCAACAGAACGCCTAAGAGCTTCAAACGCATCTCTTTGGGCGTTTAAGTTATTAATTGATTTGACAGATGATGCTTGAAGCTGTTTTAACTTTTGGAGTAATTCTGAAAAATTGTTCTCAGCGCCGTCTACCTCAGCCGAAATCCTCTTCATCGAAGACTTGAGCTTCTCAAGTCCCTGAAGGCCATCAATCTGAGCCTTAATCTTTAAAACGGTCTCGTTATTTGCCATTACTTATCCGACTTGTTTAATTCTGAGAGGGCTGCGGCTTCCATCACCTGAAGTTCCTCCAGCATCTCACGGGGATTCTCTACATCATAAAGGGACATCAGTCCTGACGCACCAAGCAAAACCTCATACTTCAAACCAACGTAACCTCCCATCGTGACGGTCCATTGCGTTTGCATTCGCAAGAACATCACTACTGTTTCCCAGTTCTCTTCCCATACTTCAAAATGCTCTTCTTCAGGCACGGCCTGACGCTGCGGCTTTAATCCAAATGCCGCTGCATCATCACCACTTTTATCTTCTACCTTTTTGCCGCCTTTCGCCCAATACTCGACGGCCCCTTTTAGTTTCCCAGCTTGGCCCCCTCGAATGTCTCGGTGTAAGCCTGCAGCACACCGCGAATCCAGTAAGCGTCATCAGCAAATTCTTTCATCGTTGCCTGACTAAACGGAACGGGCTTGCCTTCTTCGTCCTCGATCCCCTCCCATCCAATCAATACCGACTTAAGCAAATCAAAATCGCCTTTGTCAGCAAGCTTCTGAAACTCAGACCTTGGCACCCGCTTAAACACCGCATCAAAAGTTGAAGTCTCAAACACGCCGCCATCAGCAGGCTCCTCAACTTTCACAGGCCACTTAAAAGTCTTGACCTTTTTGCGAACGAAAGCCATTGAGCAGATTTAACTGCAATTAGCTTACAGCAATAAAAAGGCCGTGCTTCCCAACACGGCCATTGCGCTTTTCTCTAAGGGCCTTGGCTCCCTCGTATCAAGTATACACCAGGGAAATTTCATCGTTGCCTGCGGTCGATGGAATCGCGGTGTATGGGATGTTCAGCATCGCAATGCCGTCTTGATCGCCATAACTCACGTCCCCGATGTCGATCCGGGTGCTAGCAAAATCAACGATGTTCCCAGCCGTGGTGCCGTGCTGGAACGTGAGGTTGCCCAGCGCACTGTCAGTCAGTGCAGCAGTGAAATAATCCTTCGTGGCAATCGAAATCATCTCGATGGTCACACTGCCGCTTGCGTTGCGATCAGTGATGATCACTTCCTTGTCACAGCCAATCAACTCGCGGTAAACAACAGAATTTCCGATGTCCATGCTGATTGACTGCAAGCAGCCAGAGTAAGAAAGCAAGGAGAAGGTGTCTGTGTTGCCATTCTTGAAGATCAGCGGTGTTGCTTGATTCGCGTAAGTAACGCTAGGCAATGCTGAATCATCAGGAGCGTTATAAATACCAGTAAACGTAAAGTCAATCGTAGGGATTTCGCCAACGTTTGCATTTAAGGTAAACGTGCCTCTTGCTCCAGTCACCTTGTGGCGGACACCATCAATGTTGTAG